GGAAGGGCCGGCTGGTCACCTCGTCCACCGCTTCTATTGCGTTTTCGCTGCGGTCGATCGCCCCGGTGAGCATCGACTCCCACGGGCCGGCCAGGGCCTCGCCCGCCTTCTCGGCCTGGGTCGTGTCGCCGAAGACCGCGTAGTTGAAATTCTCGCCGGCGGACTGGGCCTTCTCGCCGATCTTGTCGCCCAGCGTCTCATTGAATGCCGAGAGGGCCTCGACCGAGCTGTCGAGTGCCGGCCACGACATCCCCGTCCAGTCGACCAGGGCCTTCGCGCCCTCGAGCACCCTCTCGACGGCCTTCGTCAGGCCGAGGGTTATCCCTCCGAAAGCTACCTGAAGCGTGTCGAGGGTGCCCGCGAATGACGCTACCCATCGCTTTCCAATTTCCATGACCGCGTTCCACTGACCGCCGACGTCGGAGAAGTAGCTGAACACGTCCTGCATCGACGGGATAAACTTGTCCGCAAACTTCGCGAGCTCGACGGCCGCGTCGATGATTGCCCGGCCGATCGTGTTTCCGATGTTGGCCCCGCCGATGTCGCCGATCAGCGTGGTGAAAGTGTTTGTGACCTCCTCAATCGCCGGGGCCAAATACGCTACCACTTGCTGAATCACGCCCTCGATTGCCGTCTGGGCCCTCGTGAAAGCGTCATTCATCGCCTCGACGTTGCTCGCCTGCTCGTTTGTGAGAGCCGTTCCGAATCGCTCGGCCTCCTCGCGGGCCTGGGCGATCGCTCCGCTGCCCGCATTGAACAGCGGCACGAGCTCGGCACCCGACCGGCCGAAAATCTGCACGGCCAAAGCCGCCCGCTCCGTGGGATCCTCGATGCCCGCGATCGCGTCGGATATAAGCTCAAATTGCTGTGCCGGGCTTTTCCCCTCGAAGTCGTCGACAGCGATTCCCAGCCGGCCGAACGCGTCGACGTATCGGCCCGTACCCTGGCGGGCCTCGTCGATAGCGACGGCCGCCCGCGTCATGCCCTTCGCGACGACCTCCATGTCCTGGCCGGCGAGCTCGGCCGCGAGGCTCAGGCCCGCCATTTCCGTATAGGTCGTGCCGAGGCTCTGCGCGAGCTTGCTCGTTCGGTCGATGGTTTCAGCGGAAGCCGCCCCCATATCGACCAGGCTCCTCGCGGCGTTGACGGCGGAGCTCGCGATATTGGCAAAAACCTTGCCGACCTGAATCGCCGTCAGGACCGAGAGCTGCCGCGACATCGAGCCGACGCTCTTCTCGAGTGCCCCCAGGCTGGCCCCGGCCGACTTGGCTCCCGACGCCAGGCCGCTTGTGTCCGACGTGAAAACCGCCGCGACTTTTCCGATCATCGCCATCGGTCTACCCTCCCGCGATCTCCGCGAGCTTCGCGAGCTCGGCCGCCATCTCTTCGGGGGTCTGCCGATTCTTCCGCGGGTCCCACCCAGGAAGGAACATATCCTCCGCGTTCTCTCTGGTCTTTGCGCCCTGGGCCGCAGCCATAGCTACGGCCAGCCTGGCCGTTCGCCGCCACGAGTTGCCGAACGGCTCGACGCGATAAAACGCGACCCACCGCTTGAGCTGCTCGAAGCTGATTCTGTTTTTCAAGCATTGGGGGGTCTGCTCGACGTCCCAGATTCCCAGTTCTAAAGCCAGCCGGTAGAGGAAAACCGTCTGCCATCCGGCCGGCGACGTTAGTTTTTTTCCAGCTCCTCAATTTCCGATTCGGAGACCGCGAACATTTTCACGCCGCGGGAGAAAATGCGGTCGATCGCCGGGGCCGACTTTGCCCCGAGGGCCGGAATATCGCCGTCAGAAAACAGACGCTTTCCCGTCTCGTCCGAGACCAGCATCGCGGCGAGCTTTGCCCGAATCACCGCGGCGGGCTTGGTCGAGTTCTCGCGGATGTAGATTTCCCACTCGTCGCGTTCGCTGGCCGTCGGCCACCGCAGATACACCGAGTCATTCCACTCGGGAACCTCCAGCTTCACCGGCTGCCGGATGTCCTCGATCGCGAGAATCGCGCTTTTGTCTGTCAGCATCTATTTACTCTCCCGTGAATGCGAACGAAGCAGAGCCGCGAACGAATTCGCCGACCTCTGCGATTACCTCAAAAGTTTCTAAAATCGCCTGCTTGCTGAGAAGTAGCGAACCGGCCCCCACCTGCACTATGAGCGACTGTTCGCTTCCCACCATGCCTTCGGACAGGCTCGCGGAGCCGTAGAAAGTCACCTGGCAGCCGCCAGGTTGAATCGTGCGGCACGTCCGCAGGGGCCGCCAGACGTACCGCCGGTATCGCGTCGTGGAAACTAGACTGTATCTGCCGTATCGCCGGTCGATGATATCGGCGGTCGCCGGCTGCACGGCGATTGTCAGCAGCTCGCCCAGGAGAATGCCGCCGAAACTTACCGTGGAGGTTTGCGAGGTAGACGGCATGGGTCCCCTGGGGACGTGCCCGCTACTCGGGAGTTGGAATCTTGACGTATGTCGCGCTGCACTGCATAAGCTCGCCGACCGCGTACTCGATTTCCGAGGCCGTGCATTTGAGCGTCATTCCCATGACGGTGGTCGTCGAGCCGATAGTCTGTGTCGCGTTGCCGAGGTAGGACACCGTCACGGTGACTTGCTCGCCTTCGACTGCGCCGGTTCCAGCGTCGAGCAGCGGGGCGGAAACGTAAAGACGCTCTGCCCCGTCGGCGAGATCCAGCGTAGAGGCATCGCGGCGGTTGCCGGAGCTGTTGTCGTCCACACCGGACCGGCTGATCCGAACCGACGTGCAGCCGGCGGGCAGGCCCGTAAAATCTGCTGTGTGTGAGCTGGTCGCCATCACTCCTCCCAGGTTATCTGCAAAGTCTGCTGAATCAGGTATGTCGGCCGGTCGCGGCCCTCGAGGTAGACGAGATCGCCGTCGGCCTCGTCGATCATGTCTGTGTGTTGGATTGTGGCCCCGGCCGCCGAGCCGCTGAAGTTATTCACCGCGGCCCGGACCGTGTCGGCCAGCGTTTTCCCGGCGAGGTATCCGTCGGAATAAATGTCGATTAAAAACGTGCCGATCGGCCGGCCTGGCGTTCCATCCAGGGCCGGGGCCCGCACGGTCTGCGACCGGCCGTAGATCACATACGGGGGCGAGAGGCCCTCCGGGGCGTCGAGGGGATACCCTGCCACGCCGGCCGCGTCGATTGCCTGGGAGAGCCATCCCTCGGGAGATGCCATTATTTCCTGCCTGGGTTGCGGCCGGCCCGGACTTCGGCAATCGCCTTGCCCAGGGCTGCCTTCATTTCCTCAGCCAGCTTTTTTGCCGCCGTCGGGCCGAAGCTGTTGACGAGGTTTCCCACCATCGCCCGCGGAGAAATGCCCCGCGACGTCCCGTACTCGAGCCAGATCGCCTTTCGGCTTTGCAGGCCTCCGCGGTAGCCCAGAACGCCAAAGATTGTGCCGCTCGACGCGGAGCCCTTGAACTTCGCCTTCGTCGTGACGGCCCGGCGCAGGGCTCCGGTGGACCTGGGCTTTTCGCCTTTTTTCCGCCGGCCCCGGCGGGCCCCGACAGGCGGCGTGTTTGCCTTGAGAAGCGGAACGCCAGGCTTGATGACCCGCCGCATCGCTGCCCGCATGTGCTTTTTGGCGATGTGTCCGGGGAGGGCCGCGTATTTTTTCCGCAGCCCGTCGATTTCTCGCTGCACTTCCTTTGCGTTGAGCTTGATCACGTCGCCTGCTCCTCGACGGTGAGCTCGTGCTCGCGGGCGTGGTTTCGCTCGATGACAGCAGCGATCGAGAGAATCCGGCCGTCGCGGCTGATCCACCGAAGCCGGTGGCGGCCGGTCAGCCCTGGGAAATAGTGCATTCTCACGGTGGCGGTGATCGTGCCGCCGATCTGGCCGCGGCGGTCCACTTCCGAATAGGTCGACGCTTCGTACCATCCCATCCTTCGGCCGACCTCTGTCCAGATGTAGTAGATTTCCCCCACCGCGTTCCGCTGCTGCGTCGGTTGCTCGATGGCGAATAGATCGCGGAGGGTTCCGGCCGGCAGCATCAATAGGCCCCCGAAACGCTCGAGGCCGCGAGCATCATCTCGAATCCCTGGGGTAGTTCCTGAAAGCCCGTGTTTGTCATGATCCCGCGATGGCTGAATTGGTGTTCCACAAACATCAACAGCGCGGACTTGATTAGGGGGTCAACGTCGTCGGGGGAGTCCGGGCCGACCCAATACTCGGCCATCGGGTCTTCGGTCGCCGGCACCAGCAGGCGAACCGTAACCGGCCGCGCGTCTTCATCTACCTCGTAGCTTGCGGCGGCC